GACTGCCAGCGCGGAAACTTCCACCGTTTGGGGGACGGCTTTATATTCCGTGGATTTCCTGACTTGCCGCTAACCCGAATAGCGGTAGTTTCTGGAGACTATCCCCGCAGAATGCAGGGCGGCCACATTTTCTTCCAACTGTGACTGTTGGTGCTTTGTTGAACCGGTTTTTGAACCCCACTAGATAGCAAGGTTTGCTTCCGGGTATGGGAAAGCTGTACTTTCCGACTATTCAGTTTTCAAGGTACAAAGAAACAACGTTCCCTTGACGGTCGAATATTGTACACTTTTCGGGCTGAAAACTTGTGTTTACTTGTACCGTGTTTCTCAAACACTTTTACACGCGTTGTTAGGTTGACACCATGCCATTGGAATACCCAAAGGGTACACCTGTAGCTTATGCAAGGCGGCTTTCCACCCCTTGCCATGCGTATTTTGCGGAAAGATACGTTCAGCGCAAAATTTACAACTAAGACTTTTGCAAGGGCTATTGTAGTGTTAAGCAAAGAGCTCACACCACGCAGGCCAAAGAAAAACCAGTGTACAATATTCCGTTGTCAAAGTTCGATTGTTTCCAGTATCTGTATACCGTGGGCCGTATCCAGTGTTAGAGCACCAAAGGCGCCCCCGTGAATACGCGATATACAGATTATCTACTTGGAACGGGGTGTTTGCTGTGTTCCTTTCGACAATCACATAATACCACAGTAGAATTTTGACCTGATTTTTGCAGGCACACCCACAGGGGCGCTTTACGCGTATATAAAGGTACAAATCCGCAAAATGTGGTGTGTAAAGCCAGCAAGACGTACTAAATATGGGGCTGTACAGGGTAAAATTTGACGGTATACCGCTAAAAATCCACTACTTGCAAACCACCTTCAATAGTTTGCATAGGGGGGTATGTTAAAAAGAAAAAATGACGTAAAAGCGTGGAAAACGAGTCAGTTATCCCATCTCACTCCCGGCTCTCAAAACACAAACCAGCGCACCTACGTCACTTCTCCCTTTTCCCCCTCCTCACCACCTCTCCTCCTTTCTCCAAGCCGCCCCCTTCCTCCACTTTCCTCCCTCTAAATCCCTGTTTCCTTAATCGTTCCCTTTCTCGGAGAAAACCGCATAACAATCCGCTTTCTAGGCTCCTTTGGTGCCTTATTTTTTTACCCAAAAACGCCATAAAAACGCACAATTTGGCCACTAAAACACGCAAAAACAGCGCCAAAACGCTAAAAAACGCATAATTTCCGCTCGAAAACGCCTCGGAACGACTCTGGCGGAGCTTTTTGATCCCCGAAAACGCCCTCTTTGGGTCTTCACCAGAGGTAGATCCATCCATTTTGAGACCAGATCTGGCCAATAACGAGCACCACAGGGCTATCACAGGGGCGCTCTGATCGCCTGTTGGCTGTCTTCCTACCTATTTATACTGTATAGCTGGTTCTATCCGGCTCTACTGTCGTCAGACAGGGGGTTCTTTCGCCCCATACAGGCGGAGCCTGTGTTACGCTTTCTCCTGAAATTTATTTTTTTACCACTGTTGACTTCTTGTAATTAGCAGTGTTATAATAGAACCATAAGATAAAGCTCCGTAGGATAAAGCTCCGTAGGACACACCACACAGGAGGGAAGCCCACCATGAAAAAAAGAAACAACGTAGCTCACTTTATTCCGCGCACTGTTACGATGCAGGAAGACACAGAGGCCAAGGGTGGGTTGGACCTACAAGGTGCTGCAAGCTTACTGATGGCAATGATGCAGGCAAGCGCCGATGCTGACGGCCACAACACCCTGATGGAACAGCTGGCATCCGCCATGGGTTATAAGCTAGTACGCGAAACACCACAGCCGCGCCAGCGGAGCCGCAGTAAGAAAGCCCGTGCTGCCCGCTATGCACAGCCCAAACTGAGCCTGGTAAAAACCAATGGTGTGGCAAAACCAACGCCGGCAGAGCCGATCCGCAGCCGCGAGGACTTTAACGCCATAGCCACCTATCTGCACACCCAGGGACGCCCATATAACAGGCAGCGGAACTATACCTTATTTATATGTGGTGTGACACTGGGCCTGCGTGTGGGCGATCTTTTACGCCTTACCGTGGATGATGTGTGGGATTGTGAGCACAACTGCCCGCGCCACCGCGTAATTATCATCAATGAAAAGACCGGCAAGCGCACCAATGACCTGATTACCCCGTTGGCAGCAGGCGCGATTACCACCCTGATTGAAGAGATGCGGGGCCGAACCATGAATGTGCTGAAGCCAGGCTGGCCATTGTTCCAGAGTATGCGCAGCCCCAAGGGAGTGCCGCAGCCGCTGGACGAAACCCAGGTGTGGCGGATCTTGAACCAAGCGGCCAAAGAGTGCGGCATTAAAGAGCATATTAGTACCCACAGCCTGCGCAAAACCTATGGCTATGCTGCAAACCACGCCATGACAGAGGCCGGGCTGCCGGCTGGCCAGGTGATGGAAACGCTGCAAAACAAGTTCCACCACAGCAGCCAGAGCATTACGATGCGCTACATTGGCTTGAGCCAGGAGCAGATTGATGCAACGGCAATGATGGTAGATACAGTGTTGGGAGTGCCGCCGTTGGCTACTATATAGCGATGCCCATTAAATTTGGGTGCCTGGCAAGCACCCACTTTTTTACCTTTGCTAAATACAAGTTTTCGCAAACAAAGGAGGCAAATAATTCATGGAAAATCACGACACAAGCACTATCAATAGCTCCGCTAGATATTGTTTGGTAAAACCGGGCGACAAGGTACGAATTACCAAAACACACCGGGCAGGTATACGCCAATATGCGGCCTGCGAGGGCGATACGTTTGTTATTACCAAAGTGGCGGACAACCAGATCCCCTATGGGCGGTGGCTGCAGCCGAGCGGTGTGCTGGCGGCCAGTGAGCTGAAGCTTGACCCAAACTGCTGCACATTGCTTACGCCGGAGGAATGTGGAGCACCGGCTACTACGCCAGAGCCAACCACGCTGCGCAGTGTGACGATTGATGTGAGCGACCCAAAGGGGGCACATAAGGCCGTGGATGATGCGTGCGCAGAGTACCAGAGCAGCCAGACGATCCACTGGAGCACGGCAGAGACATGCAGCGCAAAACTGAGCGCCCGAAGAATGATGGCCCCGCTATGTGAGCAGGGCATCAGCATGGTTTGGTTTATTGAATCAGATCCAGGCCGCCGGCACGTTTGCTTGGAATGCGACAATGGCACGCCGGACACATGGGCGAAAAGTCATGGCTATTCTACCAACTATGTACAAATCACCTTTAACGAGAACGTAGAGTTCAATGAATGGATTGGCCGTTACGCCTGCCTGTGCGTATTAACGGGCACACATGTTGCCGATGTCGTTATGCGCAGCATCAAGATTGACACTTAAATAATTAACGAAATTTTGGAGGTCTTTACCAATGAAGAAAATCCCTACCTTATATAAGCGCGAGTTCAGTGGCCACAAGATTACCGGAATCCGTGACGAGATTACGCCGGGCTGTGAGGCGGCGCTGACGGATGAGAGCATTGCCACATTGAAGCTTGACGGTGCCTGCTGCGCGATTATTAACGGCGAATTCTACAAGCGCTTTGACGCCAAGCCGGACAGAGCAGTACCAGAGGGCGCGATCCCGTGTGACGAGCCAGACCCGGTAACTGGCCACTGGCCCCACTGGGTGAAAGTGGCGGCAGATAACCCCGCGGACAAATGGTTTGTGGAGGCGCGAAACAACAGCTGGGATGACCTGCCGAATGCAACTTATGAGGCGATTGGTCCGCACTTCCAGAAGAATCCCTACGGGCTGGACAAGGACGTGCTGGTACGGCATGGCACGATCAGTATTGATATCCCAAACCTAAGCTTTGAGGGAATCCGGCGCGGGTTGGAGTTGGCCGCCATGGAGGGCATCGTGTTCTGGCATGAAGGAGCACCGCTGTGCAAAATCAAGCGCAGTGACTTTGGCTTTAAGTGGCCGGTGACGCAAGACGAGCTGAACGCGGAGTTTGGGGCAAATAATCCTGATCCGTGCGAGTTGGTGCGACGGACGGCGGCTATGTACAGCAGACATGAATTTCCGGCAGATATGACCAAGATGTTTGATGCTGAACATGAAGCCGCCAAGGAGGAAGCGAAGGGCGGAGCGAGTCTATGACGAATATATCAAAGGCTACTGCGATGTCAATAACCCACGACTAAAGTCACGGGCTTGTGGAAACATAAGTCTGTAATTTCAGCTGTGCCCGAAAGGGTGTGTTGACTACCCTGCGCGCATTAAGTTGCGCCCCGTTATAAGCGAATAGATAGTTACCGCATAGTGTAAATCCTAGCTGTGCGCTCTAAGACAACACATCAAAGAAATCTGAGGTAAAGACAACAGGTGTGGCTGCGTTAAACCGCTTATAACTTTGGGGAAGGATTAGCTTCTTCGGAAGTAACTCCTCTTCGGAGGAGAGAGCAGCTTTTTATTAGCTGCTAATTTATCAAAAGGAGCATGGCATTATGCAATATGTGTATGTACTTAACAAGCACGGCAAGCCCTTGATGCCGTGCTCACCCGGAAAGGCTCGTTTATTGTTAAATCAGAAGAAAGCATGCGTTGTAAAACGCACACCGTTTACAATCAAGCTCCTGTATGGAAGTACAGGATACAAACAACCTATTATTTTGGGCGTAGATGCAGGTAGCAAACATATTGGCATATCTGCTACCACTGAAAAGTGCGAACTCTATCGCGAAGAGGCGATTCCACGCAATGATGTGGTTGATTTGCTTTCTGCACGCCGTGCTTTCAGACGCAGCAGACGTAACCGCAAGACCCGTTACCGTGCGCCGCGTTTCAACAACAGAGTGCATAGCAAACATAAGGGTTGGTTAGCGCCATCTGTGGAGGTCAAGATTCAAGAACACATTACGCTTATCAAGCGAGTATGTCGTATCTTGCCTGTTACGCTCGTCAGAGTAGAAACAGCAGAGTTTGACACACAACGTCTAAAAGCAATGCTGGAAGGTAAACCTATGCCGGTAGGCACAGATTACCAACATGGTGAGATGTACGACGAGTACAATGTACGCCAGTATGTGTTAAAGCGTGACAATTATACGTGCCAGTGCTGCGGTGCGCATCCAACAAAAACAAAAGCTGTAAAACTGCATGTGCATCATATCGAGACCCGTAGAACAGGTGGCAATGCTCCCAATAACCTGATTACGCTTTGCACAGCTTGTCATAAAGCTCTACACGCTGGAAAAGTAACACTTAACGGCAAAAAGCGTGGCAAGCCTCTCAAAGATGCAGCTTTTATGGGGATTATGCGTAAGACACTTATGGAACGCTTGCTTAAAGAGCTGAAGATTCCTGTACAAGAGACTTATGGCTACATAACCAAGTACTTGCGTGAGAAGCATAGTATTCCTAAAAGCCACACCAATGATGCACGCTGCATTAGCAAGAACCTTTTGGCCATACCTTGCGATACTTGTTACTACACGAAGGCTATACGCCACCATAACAGACAGCTGCACAAAGCAACTATCCTTAAAGGTGGTATACGCAAGGCTAATCAAGCTCCGTACACCGTAAAAGGTTACCGCCTTTGGGACAAAGTATTCTATCATGGCTCAGAATGCTTTATCACAGGCAGACGAACTTCTGGATACTTCGCTCTTAAAAAATTGGACGGTACTGTTGTTTCTAATAGCGCATCCTACAAAAAATTGCGGCTATTAGAAGTCACAACAAATTATATTACAGAAAAGAAGGTGAAGGGGTAATTCCTCCCATAACTGAAGTCGCGGGTATCCTTGCCCCGCTTGATGAAAGTTTTGACCACTGGGTAGGGGCCAAGGGCGTACATAAATTTTATTTTGGCGACCATATGGAGCCGAGCGCTACAGCTACTACCAATCCTCATTCTTGAATAATAACTTTGGAGATTTTTAACAATGGAACAGACATGCTTTAGATATTCCGTACAGCCACAGACGGAACGCATTAAGGATTACACCCATACAATCGCCGTAATGTTTGAAGACATGGTAGATTATGCAGACCGCAATGGCCTTGACCGGAACGAGGTAGTAAGCGAGATGCTGCACGACATGAACGCCATGAGCGGTTACTGCGATATGAATAAATACCGGCCGTTGCCGGAATAAAAGAGACGCGGCATGACGATTGAATTATGGCGGGGCAGCTGAACGTCCGCAAGCAATTTGATTTTGAATAATGGGGTCAAGGACAGTGACACCCATATTTTTACAAGGAGATTTTTTATGGGAAATTTGCAGGTATTCAAATACGAAAATAACGATGTGCGCACGGTGGAGATGAACGGCGAGCCGTGGTTTGTAGGCAAGGATGTAGCTGCTGCACTTGGTTATGGAAAGGGAAAATCTCTTGCTAACGCTGTAACAAATCATGTTGATTCTGAAGATAAAGGGGTCACTGAATTGATGACCCCTGGCGGTAAACAAAACGTAACAATTATCAACGAGTCCGGCTTGTACAGCTTGATTCTTTCCAGTAAACTTCCCACCGCAAAACAGTTCAAACGCTGGGTTACCGCGGAAGTCTTGCCGGCCATCCGCAAAAACGGCGGTTATATTGCCAACCAGGAAACCATGACAGACGCGGAACTGATGAGTCAGGCTTTGTTGGTTGCCCAGAAAACGCTAGAAGCCCGCACTAAGCGACTGGAAGAATTGGCTGCTGCGAACAAACAGTTGGAAAGCGAGAACGCTGAAATGTCTGGCAAAGCACAGTATTTCGATGCCGTGATCGATCGGAATCTGCTGACCAATTTCAGAACCTTTGCCAGCGAATTACATATCAAACAAACTGTGCTGGTTCAGTTCCTACTAGACAAAAAGTACCTGTACCGTGATACACAGGGAAAGCTCAAGGCTTATGCAGAGCGCAACGATGGGCTATTTGATATCAAGGAGTTTGTGAACCGTGGCAACGGGCATGCCGGAACCCAGACCCTGATCACACCCAAGGGACGCGAGACGTTCCGGCTGCTGATGGAAGCCGAAGGACTGATTGGTATGTCGGACGATACTGAGGACATGGCCGATGCTGGTTGAAACAATTTATACGGGTATAAAGATTTGCGCTTTGGCTAGTGTGTGCGCCTATGGCTGGCTGAGAGTACAGCAAGAACGCAAAGCTGAGACGGCTAAAGAACAGGCAGAAAAAACTACATGCAAGAATTGCTGTTACTGTCGGATGATTATGACTGATAGCCGGATTGTCTGCGAACTAGAAGAGAACCCGATAGAACAACCTGCCCATTGCACGCTATTTACAGAATGGCCTGAAGACTACACGTCCAGCTTATGTTTATACTGCAAACACTGCAAAAACTATGGCAAGTTTTTTGTTCGTTGCGATATAAGCGGGTTGCGTGATAAAGCCGAAATTACCTGTATTAACTATGAAAAGCGCCGCAAATATTTCCCAGATCTAGGAGGAATACACTAATGACCAATGAAGAATTTGAAACCCGCAAGAAAGAGATTGCCAGTAACCTGCAATTATTGCTTGACGAGATGCGGCAGTTGCACGACTGGATTGTTCTTAACCCGGTAAAAGAAGTCACACAGGAAGACTATAAGGACTGGGAGAATTCGTTCGGTGCTCTACTTGACAGTTTCGAGATTCTAGACTGCAACTAATAAGGAGAAACTTTATGTCAAAGTTAAAAATCGCCAGTGCTATAGCTTACGCTTGCGCTGTGGCCACTGCGGTATTGGCTGTTGGAGCCGCCGTACACTTTGGCCTTTACTTAGAAGCTAAAGCGCCAAAGGCTGTAGACACAACTGCTGTATATACCACGCACAAGATCTCCTACGCATTTCTTGAAACGCGGCCGTATACAAACCGGTATGGCGGCATTTGCGGCGCTGACACATACCTGCACTGCGGCGTGATACAGGATGATGGGAGCATAAAAGAAGAAACCGAGGATGTAGATTACGTCACCATAAAATATTCTGATGAAGATTACAGTTACAAGGCCAACTTTTACGACCGCACCACATACGACAACGGATCGTTCGGAGATCGGTATACCAGCACGGTGTACTACCTGACCGACGAGATGATGCGAGATCTGGGTACCGGAGGCAGCATATGAACGAGGCGTGGGAATCTACAGTGGACGCTATACTGATGATCTACATATGGGCACCGCTGATGCTGTTGGCATTGGGGATTGTATGTACGCTATTGATTTTTGGCGCGTGGAAGATAACAACAACAGCACAACACATCGCCAACAAATGTTACAAAAAGTTCACATGTAAAAATTCCGTGAACAATAAAAACGAAAAATGAGGTGGAAAAATTTTTATGGCACGACTGATTGATGCGGAGGAGTTTGAGGCGTACTGCATTGAGCGCGACCCGAAGTATTCAGAGGCCGAATGGCAGGCTTATCTGGATGGTGTGCAGCGGGTTTTGGAAGCCATTGATGCGGCACCCACCATGACAAAATATGTGCGGTGTGAGGATTGTGACGAGGTGGTACATTCCATTATACGCCCAGATTTATACTACTGCACGCTGCATGACTGCGAGACAACAAAGGAGGGGTCCTGTGATAAAGGACATGCCGAATAAAAGTCATTGGGAGCTTGGCAAGCTGCTTTGTGCGCACCTGTGCGGCGAGAAAACGCTGGATGAAGTCATGGATACGATTGAACTGATGCTGGCGCGGGATGTGTGGACAACGATGGATAAAATTAACCCCATTGGTGGACATGGCCCTGCAAGCCCCTATGATCAGCCTTTGATGGCAGAAACAAATTATTCAGCCCAGTTAAGATACGAGCTGGAAACGCCTGTGCGGCGGGCTAAGGAGGTGTATAAACCACATGACAATACTTGAAAAGTTACAAAGCGCAACGGCAGACGATCTAGCCAGCTTGTTCACTATCATGGATGACGGAGGTGAGTACCTGCCGCTGCTGATGCCAATGAACCTGGTGAAAGATCCTGACAACCTGGACGAAATTATTCAGGGCCAGAGCGAATGGCTGCAGGGCGAATATTGGCCGGGAGATTTTGGGTTGGGCTGTTTTGATGAACCGATAATGCCGGAACCAGAGATCTATTCATAAACCGCGACACCGCACGGTATAACATGGCCTGAGACGCGCAGGGACGCGCTGTGAGCCACAATACAAGGAGATGCGACATGCAATACATAAGCCGTGAAGATGCGTTAAAAGCGCTTGGAGACGAGCCTGCAGTGTGGGACGAAGAAGACCTGGTTGAGATACAAACCTGGCGCGACTGGGACGACCACAACCAAGCAATCAGTACCGTTACGCCATTACCTTTTGAGCTACGACCATTATGCCCGGAAGAACTGTTTAACGCAAAAGGGAAAAGCGTGATTTTATCAGCACCGGATCAGCCAGGACTGGATAAACGAGCAGTGGCCTGCAACGGCCTGAAAACCAGAGGAACACACCAATGGCTTGACTTGAACGGACAGCGCTATGACCTGGGACTATTTTTGAATCGACACGTTACGGCCTGGGAGATTGTATAAAACCAGGAACGAAAAGAACCAAGGACGCGATTTCACCAAACCCATGCGCCCACACAGGGTTAAAGGGGTACGGTTGAGCTTGGGATGCACGCAGAACAAGCGAAATGGTCGGCGGATACGAATTCCCGGAGGGCCAAACGCCGAGCAAAAGTACCACCTATATTTCTTTATTAAGGTTTTTCTTATTAAGCGTAAGTGAATGTTGGTTTTACCCCAGGTTTTTCGTTGTTCAAAAACGAATTGGACTGCGGATTTTGCATCGTTTCTGAACATCGTTTTCCAAAATGCGTTTTTCGAGCCGTTTTTTAAGAATTGAATGATTATTTTCGAGCCGTTTTTTAATGCGGCAAAGGAGTGTTTTTTAATGTATACGAATGGTTCCTACTTAGCGAAGCAGGTTATGCAGGTGCCGGAAGAGTTGATTTTGCGCAAGGACGTGTCGGAGTTACTGCCGGTTTACATGCTGATGTACGCAAAGTATTCGCCGTTTTACGATTTACGATTTTACAGTTATACGAGCCTGTCAGAGCTGGTCGAGCTGGCTGGAACGTTTGGGAAAGATTGCCAGCACTGCAGATACTACAACCGTGCGGCAGATGCAGTTGAGTTTTTAGAAGCATGTGGCGTGATTATGACAGAGGGGTACAACCGGGCAAAACCGACCAAACCGTTTAAGTATCGGTTCAAAGATTTGAACGAGGTGTTTGGCAAAGAAGACAAGGACGGAAAGTTTGGTTATGCTTCACTGACCTCAAACGAATATTTCTTGCTGCTAAACAGAGTGGCTACTGCCTATTCTACCGGGCGTGGCACGAACAACCTGTACCGGATCTACTGTTACCTGCGGTTGCGGTACCGCCTGTGGCAGCGTACATACGGTAAGGAAAAGATGGGGTTTGTGGCAACGTGGGTAGGATATATTAAAGCGATTTCCAAAGAACTGCACTTGGCCGACAAGACCGTATCAAACGCCATCCGGGTTATGTACCAGTGTGGGCTGGTTATCCCGTACTACGGAGCGATTGAAAAGGGAAACCTGGAATCTGACCGGCCGGAGATGATTTTGGCGCTCCCGCTAATGTGTGGCGACAACATGGTGGAGAAGGTTGTGCGCGAAACAAAGAACCGGTACCGGCGCAAACCCAACCGAGCAGGCTCCAACTGGTACCCGGCAGGCCAGACATGCGGAGCGGAGGATAAACCAGAACCAGCAGAGGAAGTAATGCCAGAACCGGAACAGGAAACCTCACCAGAGCCGCCGATGGAAGAGTTGTGCAACACCCAGTTTTGCGACGGGTGGGGGATGCCGTCTGAGAATTACAGTGACTGGGGATTGTGTGAGGATGAAATATTCTAAGCAAAACGAACGTATATTGCCCACTTTACCTTTTCTACGAAAAAATATTTTTTGGAGGTATAAAACTTTGAACAAAAAAGAAGCTGAAACTTTGTTGATACTGACAAATTTTCTGCATGACCTGTGGCAGGGATTTAAGGCCATGGTGCTGGTTGGAAGCTGCATTGTGGTGATCCGGCTGGCGTTGCAGATGTTGGGCACTATGGCCACGGTTGGAATTTTTGTGGCGCTGCCAGTCTTGTACGCGCTGCTGTGGGCAGCACTTTCCCGTGAGGCGTTTGACAGCGGGCGGGTTAGCATTGAAAAGATTTACAACCTGGAAAAAGCCGAGGACAAAGAGGATAACCCGAATAATAAGGAGGACGAGTAATGTTCGCACCACCACTATATATTGTGCGAAAGTTGAACCTGACCTACATTATTAACCATGACTATAACATCCAGATCAGCCAGGAGGAGGAAGAACGCTTTTATGTAAAGCAGGGTGACAACATGCTGTTCCGGCAGATCCGGCTGCTTACATACGAGAGCAACGAGTACAATCGGTTTGTTGTATTTGTGGATTGCGTGGGTGGCCAGAACAAGAAGGCGGCCATGAAGCGGTTGATCCAGCACGGGTTTAAGATTGGAAAGCAAGAGTTTGTGCTGAGTGAACGCAGCGCCAGTATGGTGCGGCAGGGGATTTTGAGCTTTGTGGACAGGCGGTTGGCCCACGACCTTGACGTGAGAATCACGATGGGAATACAGATCCAGGAAACAGTATTGAGTAAATTTTACGCTTATCGCGGCCTGATGTATTCCAGCTGCCACTGCATTGAGAACTGGTATCCGACCATTGTGGTAGTGCCGGACTGCTTTGTGACCATACCAAACCAGAACATTAAATATGTATATGACCGCAAGATCCAGTTCAAAGACCGCAAGACCGGGGCTGACCGCGAGTGGGTGCAGAAAGACATTGCAGAAACTACCCGCGACATTGAGATAAACGCTTTTGACGGCTGCGGGATTGCGCACCCTAAAATTATGCAGGAGATACAGCGACGGTTGGGCAGTGAGACGCCTGTGACCAGTGTGGTGTGGCGGATGCCATACTTTAAGGGTGTGCTGAACCAGATGGACTATGAAACGTTTTTTGCAGAACGCGGGGTACGATTCATCAAAGACATTTGGGGCGTGGAACACGATGTCAGCCCAGGGGCTGAACCCAAGATTATTGCGTGTGAGAGCATGTACAAGGGGTACAAGTATTTTAAGAAGACCGGCACGATTGCGGACTGGGAAGAATACTGGTACCAGTTCAAGAAGAACAAGCACTGCATTGGCATTGCAAAGTGGCAGTTTGACATTGACACAGAACCGCTATACACCCGCGGCAACTACCAGATTTTGCAGGACCTGGATTTGCCGGTAGACGAGTTTGAGCACCTGGCAGATTACAGCATTGATTGGGTTGAAAAGATTGAGAACGGTGACCCGGTATACACCTACTGCTTTTTGGGCATGCTGGCTGACCGGCACAAACCGCTGAATAATTATTGCGCGGCGATTTTGAAGAACCCGGAGATGCTGAAAGAGGAGGGGGTGCGAAAATACATAACCAACCTGCTTGGAAAATATAAGGATGACATGAAGTGCGGCAAGTTGTGGCTGCGCGGTAGCTTTAAGTTCTTAGTACCTGACCTGATTATGCTGATGGAACACATTGCCGGCCTACCCTTGAAGGGGGCGCTGGAGGCGGATGAGTTTTACAGTTTTGACAGAACAGGAACAACGCTTGGCGAACGGCTGATTGAACGCAACCCACACATTTGCAAGAGCGAGCATGTAATCCTGAAGGGCGTGACCAACCCGCTGCTGGAAAAATATTGCGGCCAGTTGGTAAACACGTTGATTGTTAATTGCAAGAGTATTACCCCGCAACGGCTTAACGGGGCCGACTACGATCAGGCGAGAAGCCTCTGTCGTACCGATTGGAAACGATCGGATATAAAACACAGTGAACATGAAAAATCATGGTGTGGTTAATACATATTTTTATGGAGCCATAGGAAATGATGGTTTGATTAACTGCTAACCGGGGACGTACTGCGAAGTATAATCCGGTGTTTGACCGTCTGCAAAATATAAAAGAAAAGGAGGTGAAGATGATGGTTGAATCTTTAGAAGGTGAAGTTTGGATGCCCGTTGTAGGGTATGAAGAACTTTACAGCGTAAGTAACCTGGGACGTGTAAAACGCAACGCAAGATCTTGGAGATCTGGGCGTAAAGGATGTCGTTTTAAGCATTTAGACGAGTCTCTTGTTGCTCAAAGAATGAATGCTTATGGTTATAAAATCTGCACTCTTTGTAAAGATGGAGTGAAGAAAATAAAGCGTGTTCATGTTCTTGTGGCAATGGCTTTTATTGAAAATCCTATGGATAAACCTGTTGTGAACCATAAGGATGGAAACAAGTCCCACAACGATGTTTCAAATTTGGAATGGATGACAACCAAAGAAAATTGCATTCATAGTATTACCGTTTTACATAAAAAAGCTAGTGAACGAAAGTATACCGATGAAGAAATTTCTCAGATGGAACAAATGTATGCTGATGGTATGCGTCCATTTGAAATCGCCAACACGTTAAATATTCCGTGGCCGGATGCTTATGCTCACTCAAAATTTATTGCTGATAAGAGGGAACGTAAACAGAAGGAACAGCAAAACAAACTCGAACAAGACGGTCAAATCCACAGACTATCGAAAACCAACTTGTTAAGTTGAGTCAGTAGAGTACATGGCGGGTGAAAGTCCCGTTGTGGAAGCGCTGTGACCTAAACTACACTGCGGTGTGGCATGGATATGATATAGTCGAGAAAAACCTGAATACTTTGTCAATTAAGTACATCAGGTTTTTATGGGAGATCTTACATTGCTTCTTGACAGCCCTTTGATGATGAAGGGTGTGGACAGGAACGCAAAAATTGTAATTGACATTGAAGATAAAGTAACTGCGCTGGCGGAGAAGGACACGATCCAGAACCGCACGGCGTGCATTATGCGCAGCTTGAAGAGTTTGATTGGTGAGATTTCCAATTACGCGAGCTGCTACCACAACAAAACACCAAAAACTGAGAAGCAGAAAGAGACATACGCCCGATATGTTGATCTGCTCTCCATAACCAACGGTGGCTTCGCCGTTGTAAAACCGCGTGAATGCCTTATCAGCAGTGTCGCCTAAAGGGCGGCTAACGGTGAAACTCTTTACAATACAGCGTAAAGACAATACCGTGCCAAGCTTTGATTGCCAGTTACTGGTAATTACTGAAGGTGTAAAGACTAGGGGTGATGAGTGTAGCCCTGTAGGCCGGGAGATGATAGCCCGGACGCCAAGCGCGTGGCCATGGAAACATGGAAGAGATAGTCTGGCCTGTATGGTGACATATGGGGTAATTGAAAAACGAAAGCCATCAAGAATCGGTGGCCCTGTGCGGTGACGCGCAGTGGAAACAGCTGGTGAACCTGCAAGAGCAGGGTGTACACAGGACAAATGTGGAAACGCAGGAAATGGCGTTTTGTCTGTGTGCTAACAGGGAAACTATCGTGGTTGATACAATCCTGTGCCAAGCCTTATACATATAATAAGGAAGGTCAAGAGACTAGCCCGCAAGGGATGTACGCGATCCGGTGAAAATCCGGCGTGGAAGTGCCAGCCTCTCATACACGCCAAGAGTGTGAGATGATGATATAGTCCACAAGCAAGAATGCGATTTTGCAAAGACGGGTGTGCTGTACCCGGTGCCGCGGCAGATTGCCAAGTATGGCAGACCTTTGCCGTATTTTATGAAGTATGCAAGCCCGTACTATAAGCGGATGAAGCGCCTGAGCTGCGCCCACAGCAACATGAATAAAATGTGTTGGGTTATTGAAAAGTGGGCGGACGGGCTGCGCCACAAAAGGAGTGACGGGTTTGATTACACAATTATGATTGACGCGGAGGTGGGATTTAGCCAGGAGCATTTTGATGCAATTGAAAAAATCTACTTTGAGTTTAATAAAACGGTAGCCGAGCTGGCAGAGACTGAATACCATTGCCGTTACTTTGACCGGTTCAAAGATGAGCTGGAGGCTGAGGGCGTTACAAAGGAGTTTGCCGCCAACTTTGAGGTTGACTGGCAGCTGTACTACAACAAGTTCCGTGCCCGGTGTGCAGAGATTTGCCTTGACCCCAAAGAACTGGCCAACATTGCCGTGATGCTTTGCTACCAGAAATACCCCCGCCGCAGCAAGAAGTTTATGTGGGTGGTGGCCGGCACCGGCATTGTGGAGAACATCCAGCAGGTGAACATTTGCTTGCCGCAGCTGTGCGATGACGGTGAATACGAGTACCTGGGCAAGCGTTATGCCCTGGTGCCGGTTGGCAACGAACTGAACATTGAACCGATTGAAGGAGGAGAGGGGTAATGTATTACAGCTATTATTGCAATGAAAAGATGCTGCTGGATAACTTTGACGATTACAATGAAAGCCCGCGGCTGTTACGGCGGCTATTGGCGCAGAGTGGGTATGAGCCAGATTTTTGTGCAGATATGCAGCTGGCCCATACAGACCCCAAGTACATAAGGCAGTATGACCGGTTGGACCTAATCCAGCAGTACAAGAAAAAACAGCTGAAGAAGTGTGGACTGCGGCAGGTTGACAAGATCTACCTTTATGAGAGCGACCTGACTTACATCCGGCTGGCGATCCGTACTTATAGGCTGACGCAGCGACAGGTGAAGGTTTTGCTTGGTGTGATTGTTATGTGCCGGCTGAATGGTAGTGACACGCTGGATCTGATGAACCGATACAGGATCAAACAGTTTTGCTCTTGCTTTGGGCGAGATGTGACAGCGATACACATTGATGGCGCGAACTGGTGGGACGGTTATGAAGCGCCGGTGGAGCTGGATGTGCTGAGTGACAAGTGCGGTATATTGAACCGAATTACTTGTAAGCCGGGTCCGGGGCGGATTGGCTGTTTGTATGAGTATCCGTTTTATGATCACAAAAGCGAAGGTGTTTACTGCTGGGATGTGACGGCAGAGAACAACCGGTTGGATATGGATAAATTGTGCGCAGAGATTGGGCTGTTTGACAACCGGTACTGCGAAAAGTGCGGGGAAGAGATTGCGTGGAATGCCAAGGCACACTACTGCAAGACCTGCGCGGAATTGGAGAAAAATGCCAAGACGTTGGCTCGCGTGACCCGCTACAGAAACAAAAATAATACCTTGTAACGCTTGAAGCTGAAAACCCCCTATATATGATTATAGAGGGTGGAGTGCCCCTGACCATTATGGCCGGGGGTTCTTTTATTCTCAGATTATTTTTTTATAAGGAGATTTTTGAAGATGATTGTTATTTCTAAGGAAGAAGCAAAAATGTTGCGCAAGAAGTTCCCCGGTGTGCATATGGTTACGACCGTGAACAAAACGATGGTGGACGAGCTGCCGTATGTGCTGCAGGCTTTGCCCAACAACTATTTTGCGCAGGAAGCTTTGGCTGAGATGGAGCGTGACCAGCGCCGCACCGGAATTGTGAATACACGGGGTGACGTGAATGCTTGAACTGCACAAGCTTGCCAAGGAAACTGACAATGAATACATCTACCGCATTTGTGCTGCCAAGGACCAGATTGGCACCTGGGACGATGTGGCGGATGTAATCAATAAAGAGCTGGGCCAGGACAAGGATGAGTGCGTATACCGCAAGAACTGGAAGGCGTTCAGCATTCTGGCGCACGCCAGTGAAACTAACTTGAGTGACGCCCAGCAGATTTTGGGCGAGATTAAAGAGCAGCGCCGCGAGCTGGAGAAAGAAAAGGTTAAGCTGCGAGATGAGCGCAATGAAGTGAGCCGTCTGATGCGGGTACAAGCCCGTGGAGAGAGCATGCGAGAGCTGATTGAACGGCGATTCAGCGCTTATAAGCCAGAGACTTTTGAACACATTGGGGTAGTTAGTACAGAAGCACTGACGACCGATCTGATTGTTCACCTGACCGATCTGCATGCGGGAGTTAAGATTGAGAACCTTTACAACAGCTTTGACCAACAGGTACTGCGTGCCCGGCTGAAGCGTTATGCAGAAAAGGTGTATGTGATCCAGCAGCGCCACAATGGCCAGAATTGTTTTTTGGTGCTGGGCGGAGACCTGGTAAACGGTGAGATCCACCTGAACAACCGGCTGGAAAACAACGAGAATGTGGTGGACCAGGTGATCAGCGCCGGGGAAGCCGTGAGTTGGTTTGTGGCCGAACTGAGCCGTATGTTTGAACGTGTATACATTTATAGTGTGCCGGGCAACCATAGCCGGGTGTTCCCCGCCAAGGAGGATAACCAGCACGGTGAATACCTGGACAAGCTTGTGACTTATATTGTGGGCGCACGCTGTGCGGCACTTGGCAATGTAGAAACCTACCAGAATACGATTGACGAGACGATTGCGGACTTTATGGTTCGCGGACGGCTTGTATACGCGGTGCATGGCGACAAAGACACACCGGGCAGCGTGGTACAGACCTTGACTATGATGACAGGTGATAAGCCTAACATTGTGCTGATGGGACACCGCCATACCAATGCCCTGACGACTGTATACGATACGAAAGTATACGAAAGCGGCTGTGTGGATGGCGCGGACTGCTACTGCATGGATAAGAGATTGCGAAATAAACCAGAGCAGAACGTGCTGGTGGTGAATGCTTACGGCGTGGACTGCTGTTACGATATTACGCTGGATTAGAGCGTGGGATTTTTTGATGAGAGGGGATGGTCTTTAGAGTGGGTGAGTATGAGAAGAAGCAGCCCGAATACTTTTGCAGTTATTCGGCGCGGCTTACGAATTTTTTGAAGGCGTTTGGTTTGAGCTATGAGAGCCGGCAGATGAACCCCATTACCCAGACAAGCTACTGTGTGTTTAAGCGCAGCCAGAAATTGATGGATGTGGTGGAGTTTTGGAACGAGTGCCGGAACAACTTCCGTGATTATGATGAGAACGGGAACCGCGCCGATAAGGCGGGTGACTGAACATGGCCGGAAGACCGAAAGGCTCTAAAAATAAAGCTACAATTTTACGAGAAAACGCAGAAGCGCAGGCCAAGATCCGCCGCATGATGGCAGAGGACGATGGGCCTGCGTATTTTGTTTGCGCCTGTTGCGGCAAGCGGTTTATGCACCAGAAGGATAATTTTTCCCCTGCGCAGAGTGAGCTGTGGCGAGGGAACAACCATTACTTCCCGGTATGCAAGAGCTGCATGGACAAGCTGGTTGACCATTATACCCAGGCACTTGGCAATGAGGATGAGGCCATGAAGCGGGTGTGCATGCTGTTTGACATTTATTACAGCGAGGGCCTACTAAAAAGCACGGCAAAGCATGCCCCGAACACAAGCCGGATGACAGCTTGGATCAGACATTGCAACATGACCCAGAACCATGGCAAGACCTTTGATACCTACCTGGAAGAAATCAACGGGCGGGTGATCAATGATGTAAGCGATATCAGTGAGACACGACCAAACGGCGGCAAGGTAAGCCAGCGCATGGTTGGGTTTTGGGGGCCAGGGTTCAACGAGGCCGAGTATGTGCGGCTGGACAATGAATACAAGGACTGGATTACCCGGTATGAGTGCTCCACCAAGGCGCAGGAAGAATTGTTCAAAGCGATCAGTATGGCGCAGATTATGCTGACCAAGGCATACCAGACGGGTGACACCAAGAAGGTAAAAGAGGCCAGTGATACTTTGCAGAACCTGCTGGGCAGCGCCAATATTAAGCCAAACCAGACGAACGATAATGCGCTGGCAGAGGCAAACACCTTTGGTACCTTGATTAAAAAGTGGGAAGACAAAAAGCCGATCCCGGAAGCTGCGCCCGAATGGCGGGATGTGGATGGGATTGGTAAATATTTCCGTACTTGGGTGACAGGGCCAATGATGGAACTGTTCAAAATCAAAAACCCGTGGCAGAAAGAATACGAGGAAGGCATGGCACCTTATACGGCGCACCGACCTGAATACACCGGCGGAGAAGAGGAAGAGAACGAAAGTATTCGCAACGCCATTTTTGGCACCCCCGGAGAGTGAGGTGGTGCTTGAATGGTGAAGAAAACTGCAAGAGAGGTTACGGAAGATAAGACAAGCCGGATCATGAATGCCGTGGCGCTGTGGGCCAGCTTTTACCGGGCGAATCCGCAGAGGTTTTGCAAGGATTATTTGAACGTAAACCTGAAGATGTTCCAACAGATTTTGATTTATTGCATGGCGCTATGCACAAATTTTTGTTTTATAGCGGCGCGTGGTCTAGGCAAGACGTTCCTATGTGCAATTTTCTGCTGTTGGAAAGCGATCTTGTACCCAGGCAGCTTGATTGTGATTGCAAGCAAAACGCGAAACCAGGGCAGTTTGGTACTGAAAAAGATTGAGCAGGAGTTGGTGCCGCGAAGCCCATTACTGCGCAGTGAGATAAAAGATATAACGATAAACCAGAGTGTGGCGAAGATAACCTTCCGCAATGACAGTGTGATTGAGGTTGTGACCGCCGCAGACACTGCCCGTGGCGGCCGTGCGAGCCTGTTGATTATTGACGAGTACCGAATGGTTGACAAGGAAGTGCTGGATCTGGTTTTGAAGAAGTTTTTGAACTATATCCGCCACCCTGGCTACATGGATAACCCCAAGTATGCTCATTTGGCGGAACGCAACCAGCAGATGTACCTAAGCTCTGCATGGTTTGAACAGCACTGGTCATGGGATTTGTGCAAGGATTACTTTGTGAACATGTTTGACACCACAAAAAATTACTATTGTTTCCGATTCCCGTACCAGATGAGTATTAAGGAAAACCTGCTGCTGAAGAGCCAGGTAGAAGACGAGATGACAGAATCGACGTTTTCTGACATACGGTTCCGCATGGAAAATGAGGCGCTGTTTATTGGTACGACAGACGGTGGGTTATTTAGCTTTGACGACATTAACAAGCAGCGCAAGATCATAAAAGCGTTCTATGCGCCAAACATGATTTTGAACAATAAGGCGGCTTGCCAGTTGCCGGCCAAGAAGACCGGCGAGAAGCGGATTTTGACGGTCGATATTGCCCTGATGAGTTCTAAGCGCCGCGACAATGACGCCACCAGCATCTTTTTGAACAGTTTGGTGCCGGACAGTACAGGCAAGTGTACCAGCAACATGGTGTACACCGAAAACTGCGAGGGTATTATTACGCAGGATTTGGTGCTGAAGCTACGCCGCTACTTTAAGTATTTTGAGTGTGACTACATTGGCATTGACGCAAAGGGCCTTGGTGCCCCCATTATGGATCTGCTGATGCACGAGTGCTATGACCCAGAGACGGGCGAGACATACCCACCGCTGAACTGCTGCAATAACCCGGATTTCCAGGAGCGGTGCCCCGACAAGACGGCACCCAAGGTGATTTGGGCGATCATGGGCAGCAGCCAGTTTAATAATGACGTGACAATCGCGTTGCGAAGCGGAATCCAACAGGGGAGAATCCGGTTTTTGGAATCCGAATATGACTGCGAAGAGATTTTGCGGGCGAACATTAAAGGTTACGACAAGCTTTCACCCATGGAGAAGATGGCGCTGCAGATGCCGTACATCAATACCGGATTGGCTGTAAATGAGTTGGTGAACCTGGAATATGAAGCAACGAATAATTTGATCCGTGTGCATGAGAAGCCCGGCGCACGCAAGGACCGTTACAGTAGCCTGAGCTACAACTATTACATTGCGCTGCAGGTTGAACGCATGATGAGCAAAAACTTTATGCGCAATAAGAAGATTGAAATGAACTTTAGAGCGCCCAGACTGCGGCATTAAGGAGGCGGCTATATGGAAGAAATACAGCAGAAAAAGGTCGCCATGATCAGCCCGGACGGCAAGAAAAGCTTTGTGCCATTGACGGAATTTATGAGTAAGGTGCGGTATGCGAACCTGGCAAACGTGAAGATCCGCGACCTGGAAAATAACCGCGACTACAACCCTACTTATAAAAAGTACACCAAGAGCCAGATTGTTACCTATTTGGGGAACCCGGCTAACTATGAAGTGCAGCTGCGGCAGATGAGCCAATACCTGTTCAATATTTCGAACTATTACAGGCGGCTGATCCAGTATTTTGCCAACATGAGCACGTTCAGTTACATTGTGGTGCCGTATGGCATTGATTATTCCAAGAATGTAAACCTGCAAAAGTTCAAAAAAGGTTACTATGCGGTGACGGCACAGTTGGAAAAGATGAACCTGCGGCACGAGTTCAGCCGGGCGTTGATGGTGGCGTTCCGTGATGATGTGTATTACGGGTACGCATGGGAAACGAACGATAGCTACACCTTCCAGCAGCTGGATGCAGACTATTGCAAGATCAGCAGCATTGAGGATGGTGTATACAACTTTGCGTTCAATTTTTCTTACTTTGATTCCCACAGTGAGCGATTACCAAATTTTCCGCCGGAATTTACCACGATGTACAGTGCGTACCAGAAGGACTCCGGCTTGAAGTGGCAGGAGCTATCAAGTGAGAATTCTATCTGTTTGAAAGTAAACGAGCAGACGTATGTGCCGATCCCGCCGTTTGTGAGCTTGTTCAGCGCACTGGCGGATATTGAAGACTACCGGGCGATCAGTAAAGATGCCAGTGAAGTCAATAATTACAAGGCGTTGGCGCTGGAGATCCCGGTGGGGGATGACGGTACATTTTTGATTGACTACGACCTGTGCAAAGAGTTTTACGACATGCTGTGCAACGTGCTGCCGGAGAACATTGGCGCGATTATGAGTCCGATGAAGATCAGCAGCTGGGACTTTGAAAAAAGTGGAGCTGTGAGCGGCAGTGACGATGTGGCAAAAGCTGAAAATTCGATGTGGAAACAGGCGGGTGTAAACAACATCTTGTTTGGTGGCGGTGAAGACCCCAGCAGCTCTACGCTGAGCCTTTCTACCGTGAATGACCAGATGATTGTGTTTGCGATGATGCGGCAGATTGAACGCTGGATCAACCGTAAATTAAAGAGTGTTTCGACGGCAGTTAAGTTTAAGGTAAATATTTTAGATGTGACGTATTTTAACCGGCAGGAAGTGCATGACCGCCTTGTAAAAGATGGCCAGTACGGAATGCCGGTGCGCAGTGCCATTATGGCGACAAGCGGATACAGCCCAAGCGATATGGAGAACATGCAGTACCTGGAAAACACGGTATTGAACCTGTCAGCCAATGAGGTACCGCTGATAAGCTCCAACACGCAGAGCGCTGCTGACAGTAATGCCGCGACAGATGAAGGCGGACGCCCCACCAATGCAAGTGAAGGTAAGGCGCTGACAGACGCAGGCGAGAACAGCAGCGAGGAAGACCTGGCGACAGGAGGCTGAGTGAACGATGAAGCGCGAAGTTAAAGTACGCGGCCGTGACGTGGTACTATATTTGCTGCGCCAGAAAAAGAAATTGGTGCGGGAAGAGCGCGACAGTGGCGGCCATACAGTATATATTTTTGAACTTGACGACGATGATTTGAAGGCTGTGCAGGAGTTTGCCGCACAGCAGAAAAAACGAAATTACTTTTGAGAGACCGCTATGCAAGCGGCCTTTTTTAGTTTACGGGGTGATTGGATGTGAGTGAGCGGTTGAACCGCCTGCCAATTACCTTTGAAAAAACCGGAGAAGTGATGGGTAAAGATACGCGTTTTATTAACGTGACGATTGATGTGCTGCATACTGGCGGCAACCTGAACGGATCGCGGTTTGAAAAAGAGGTAGTTGACCGGGCAGCAAAGAGTATTGCGAATACCCCGATCCTTGGATACATTGAGCAAAATGACGATGATGAGCTTGATTTTAAGGGCCACGAACATGAGCTGATTGTGGACGAGGACGGGATTCGATATGTATATGCCGGCAGCGCTTACGGTGTGATACCGGAGAGCTGCAACCCGCGCTGGGTAAGCCGGGATGACGGCACAGGAAAAACACGGGAATATTTGCGCGTTGACGGGTTGCTGTGGACCAAGTTTGACGATTTCTGTGGGATTTTTGAGCGGGATGTGGTGAAAGGGCAGAGCATGGAGATCACCAACATGGAAGGCTATGTGGATAAAGACGGCTACTATGTTGTGCAGAATTTTGATTTTGATGGCTGTTGCGTGCTTTCCACCACTGACCCGCAAATCCGACCAGCAATGACGGGCAGCACAGTTACGGCGAATTTTACCGCCGCAACGATTGCGAGCCAGGTCAAGGATATGCTGGCGGAATACACAGCTTTACAGAGATCTGAATCCTCCAAGGAGGCTCAGATAGATAATTTTGCGAAAGGAGACGATTGCTTGAAAGAAAAAGAAGAAATTCTGGCTTCTTACGGCATTGACGCTTCTACGCTGGAGTTCTCTTTGGAGGAAATTACCATTGAGGAACTGAAAGCGAAGTGTGAAGAGATGGCTGTGGCAAAATCTGCCGAGCCGGAAGAGCCGCAGGGTGAACCGGAAAGTGAGCCGGCCGCAGAGCCTGCTGCTGAACCTGCAGGACCCGAAACCCCGGCAGAACCGGAAGGCGCTGCGGAACCGGAAGGCGGCGAACCTGCTGCGGATTACAGCCTGAACCTGTGCGACAAGCTGAACGAAGTAAACGAGGCCATTAGCGCTGAAACCATGATTGACCCGTGGGGCTATGAAGTGAGCCGCTATTGGCTGCAGGATGTGCAGGATGACCTTGCCGTTGTGATGGATTGCCAGGATTGGAAGATCTACAGCTTTGCCTTTACCATGGATGGCGACAACGTAAAAGTTGATTTTGCCAGCAAGAAACGCATGAAGGTAAAGTACGAAGCCCGGGATGAAGGCAGTGCCGATGTGGGCGTGCCCGCGTTGTACAGCACCATGGGCGACAAGGCCAAAGAGCAGACCGAAAAACTGGAGGCTGCCAACAAGCAGTACAGCGAACTGAAAGCAGAGTATGACGAGATGAAGCCGAAATATGATGCTTACGTTGCGGCCGAGGCTGCTGCTGCCAAAGAAGAAGAGAGCGCTAAACGCGAACAGCTGTTTGCCGTTATGGATCAGAAGCTGGATGGCGATGCTGATTATGCCAAGCTGCGAGATAACAAGACGATGGAGTTTACCGTTTTGGAGGATGCTTGCTACAAGCTGTTGGGAAAAAAGGCCGCTGAGTTCAGTTATGTCCCGTCCAAAGAAAAGAAGGGCGAGGTAAACAAGGTACGGTTTGGCGTGAATGGCACCCAGAAAACAGAGAAGCGCTATGGCGACCTGTTTGAACGTTATCTGCATACGAAAGAGTGAAAAAAGGAGTTACATATTATGGCTAACATTAAACATGCTGTTGTTGGCACCGATATGCTGGTTGGTTCCAGCAACGCTGCCTACCTGAAGAGTGTTGTTTTTTACAAGGATGGCAGCCCTGCCGCCATTGATAATGGCAACATTGTTGTGATTGGTGATGCAATCGGCCCTGAAACCTACAAGGCTGAAGCACCTGCTGCTGATTCCAAGCGCCCTATGCTGGCCCTGGTTGCCGGCGTTGAGCTGTTTTACGATGAGACCCGCACCCATTACCTGACCGAGTGGGAGAACGAAGCTGGCAAGCCTGTTCGCGTTTACCTGCTGGTTGCCGGTGCTGATTCTTTCCGCGTTACTGCTGAAGCTTTTGACGGTACCCCCGAAAAGGGCAAGTTTGTTGCCTTTGCTGCTGGTTCTACCAAGCTGAAAATTGAGGCTGATGCTTCTGCTGACAATGTTTTTGGTGTGATCAAGCGCGACCCTGTGAAGGTTGGCTTTGGCGATGGCCAGTATACCTATTACATCGTTGATGTGATCGCCTGATTTTTTGTATCAGCGAGTTAGTTATAACTAATTACTGGTGTGGCCTATGGCTGCACCAGTCTTTATATGTAAAGGAGTATTAACATGGATGAGAAACTGATTAAGCTGGCCGTTGATGGCTACCATGGCCACCTGGGCGAATACAGCGTGAAAGACAGCCAGGAAGTTCTGCGCCAGGCCATGATTGAGGCTAATAATGGCAAGACCAGCATGAGCTACAAGGATATCCGCGACGGTAAGTGCAGCAACCTGTTTGCTATTACCGAAGTTCTGATTGAAAAGGTCAGTGAAGAGGGCCTGAAGGGTGACGAGTTCTTTACCAATTTTATTGAGGACCGCAATACCTCTCTGGGCGATACCAACATTTTCCATACCACCAAGCCGTGCCTGCTGACTGTTGCCGACATTGCTGAAGGCACCCAGGGCGTTCGCCGTCAGCGTCTGGAAGCCGGCCAGGACATTACCGTGAATACCCAGCTGCGTGCTGTGAAGGTTTACGAGGAAATGAACCGCGTGATGGCTGGCCGCATTGACTTTAATGACCTGGTTGACACTGTTGGCCGCAGCTTTACCCAGTATGATCTGGACAGCGCTTATCTGGCATGGACCAGCATGTTTACCAAGCTGGACCCCGTTTATACCCAGAGCGGTTCTTACAATGAGGACAAGCTGCTTGACCTGATTGAGCACATTGAGGCTTCTACCGGCGACACCGCTACGATTGTTGGCACCCGCAAGGCACTGCGCAAGATTACCACTGCTACCATGAGTGAGCGGGCCAAGAGCGACCTGTACAGCATGGGCTACCTGGGCCACATTGCCGGCACTCAGATGGTTGCGATGAAGCAGCGCCACAAGATCGGCTCTACTGAGTTTATTCTGCCTGACGACACTGTTTACATTTTTGCCGGCGACATCAAGCCCGTGAAGCGCGTTACCGAGGGTGAAGTTACCATGCTGATGGGCGACCCGATGAACAAGGCCGACCTGACCCAGGAATTCCTGATGACCAAGCGTACCGGTATTTCCATTATTCTGGACCGCGACTTTGGCAGCTACAAGTTTGCCTGATTTTGAGCTGAACGATACCCCTGCCGCAAGGCGGGGTTCTTTTTTTATATAAGGAATATTTTGGAGGTATGTTTTGGCAACTGCGAAGATTACCAATGAGACCATGGTGGAATGCAAGAACGGCACCCATGGCAACTTGTTTTATGCTTCGACCCGCAACCCCGGCTACACCGTTGAGTGGACCGAGTTTGGCGAGGTGCAGGAGATGGACTACGCCGAGCTGCTTGTAATGCGTGGCAGCCAGCCGCGGTTTTTCCGTGATAACTGGATTTTGATTGAGGACGCCAATGTATTGCGCAAGCTGGGTGTGGAACGTTACTACAAGAATGCGCTGACCACGGAGAACTTTGACGAGGTATTTAAGTGGACCCCGGATGAGATCCGCGAGAAGGTACCCAAGATGAGCGAGGGGATGCGCGACAGCATCCGTATCCGCGCAAAGGAGATGCTGAAAGCAGACCAGCTGGACAGCCGTGCCATGATTAAAGCATTGAACGATGTGCTGGATTGCGATTTGGAAGAATCCGTTGCGTTGGAGGCACCCAAGAAACCCAGAACCCGCAAGAGCGGCGTTGAGATTGTGACGATCGGCGGAACCGAAGAATAATGAGAGGAATGGTGCGGGCCAATGGGCACAAGATACGAGGAAGTTTATGAGCGTTACCGTGGCCAAGTCCGCAACTATGAGTTCCTGGACTACGATGCGGTGACAAGAGAAGCAATGCAGCTGGATCTTTTGAAGATGGCGATCAGCGATTTTGAGGATGTGTGCAAACAGGACCTGAATGACAGGGAAGATGACCTGCTGGAGTTCAACATTACGCTGACGAACCGCGAGAAGGATATTTTGGCACTGGGCATGATTGTGCATTTTGTGCGCCAGTATGTTTATAACACAGACGCATTGCAGAACGGATTGAGCACAAAGGATTTTACGTTGTTTTCGCCAGCCAACCTGCTGGAGAAGATGACGACCCTGCTGACCGCGACAGAGCGGCAGCAGATGAAGGAGATTAACCTGTACTCTTTCCGCAATGGGGAAATTTCGAGTTTGACTGAGTGAGGTGGTAGCGTATGAACTATGAGACATATGCTGCTATGCTTGGCAGGCACGGAAGTACGCGGCGTGACCGGATGATTGAAAAGAGCAAACGGGATACGCTGAGAATGGGGCCTGACTCCACTGCCTATAAAGAGGTAGAGATTGAGGGGGTACCCCACCACATGATGATTATTAGCAGCACGGTGACAAACCAGAAGATTATACGCACCATGCCGGGCGACAACTTTGAGATTGGAAAAATTATGCTGTTTAGTAAAAGCCATTGGCTGATTACAGAGCGCGATGCGGACGATGAAATAACCGTGCGCGGCAAAATTGAGCTGTGTAACCGGAGCATCCAGTGGCAGAACCATGAGACCGGGGAAATTATTACCCGGTGGGCGGTTGTGGACAAACCGTATTTTTCCAACCTGAACGAAGATGTATACATGACCATTTCCAGCCGCGAATTCCAGGTGAAAATACCGTATGATGAGGAATCGGCTTTGCTGGATGTGGGGAAACGCCTGATGATGGAGCAGATTAACGGCAAGCCTAAAACTTACCGTGTGACCTGTGTGGACGCTATGACAGAACGCTACGACTGGAATGACGCCCAGACGGGATTTTTGGTTTTGAACCTTGAACAGGACCAGCATGTGGAAGAACAGGATAACGCCGAAAAGATGCTGTGTGATTACCAGGAGGTAAAGCAGGCACCGGAGGATGGCGAAGTGATTATTAAATACGCGGGCGAACCCAAAGTGCGCATTTGCGGGCGCGGCAAGATTTTTAAGGCCACGATTGATGGCAAGCCGCTGCCGGGATGCACCTGGAGCCTGAGCGTTGATGATAAAACACTTGAAACAAAGGTATACCTTGCCAACAGTGTGCAGTGGAACCGGGTAACTGGGGACAGCTGCCGGGTATGCGCAGAGGATAATGCCGCGCTGAATGGAGCTACCGTGAAACTGACGGTTGTGGCACCGGACGGCAAGAGTACAGACAGCATTGCAGTGAAGGTGGTGGACGTATGAACCTGAGTGAGCTGGGAGAATACAAACACAAAGTAGCCGCCCTGCTGGCACAGGACGACACCATTATTAACCTGCTGCTTGGACCCGTGGACGATGATACTGACACGGACGAGATGCTACTGGGCGATAAGAGCATTAGTACCGGACATATTTACGAGTTTGAGTATGTGCCGGAGATCAATGAAACGGCGGACACCTACCTGTGCATGGAGACCGTGGTGGCTAAGGCACCGAGCGATACGGCATACAGAGTGTACCTGTACATTTTTGCCTATTGCAATAAGAAGGTAATGAAGAGTTACCGACACCCCGGCGTGCTGGGGACGAAGGCCGATGTGTTGGCCATGAACGTTGACCGTTTGCTGAACGGCAGCGAAGATTTTGGAATTGGGAAGGTACGGTTACTGAACGACGATGTATACAAGCCGAATAATAATTATTACGGCCGCTGCATTACATACGAAGTGATGGCGTTCAACCGCAAGATGGGTGGCGCAAAGTGAAAGTACCGTACTATGAACTGCTGAACCCCGAAGGTTTTATGGTGAAAAACGTGGGTAGAGTACACTCGCCCCGACTGAGCGATATTAACAAGCGCGGCTATATGAGCTATCAGTTTGCGCTAAGTACCTTGCTGCTGACACCACAGGCGATGTTTGAAGACATTGCCAAGGTAACAGGGCAAGAGAACCCGTACGAAGCTTTGAGCGAGGAGGAAAAAGCCACCATTAACACCTTTGATTTATTGAGTATGAGCAAAGAAAGCCAGGCGGAGATGATTGCCGCACTGGCCTTTTTTATTGATGCGCCACTTGAATATGATGAAACGCACCATGCTGTACTGGTGAATAAAACCGAGGTGGACGATAAGATCCTGATTGATGGTTCCATAACGCGAGATAACTGGGCAGAGATTTGCGACATTTGCCTGCAAACCGCGTACATAGACCAGAAGCGGGAGGAAAACTTGAAGTTCAAAAATGAGGCTGCCCGCAAGTTTTATGAACGATTCCAAAAGAAAAAGGCTGAATATGAAAAATCGAAACGAAAAGGGTATAAGAGTAACCCTGATTTGGAGTTGGGGAACATCATCTCTGCGCTGGCGACAAACCATAACAGCCTGAATTATACGAATATTTATGATTTGACGGTGTACCAGGTACATGACACTTTTAACCGTCAGAACATAAAAAAACAAAATGAGATCCATGACATGAACTATGCCGTATGGGGTGGCGAGAACGACCTTGGCGGCTGGTACAAACACATGGAGACTGATAAACAATAACGGAGGATTAAGATATGGCTGTAAATCCGAATATGGCGAACCGTGAAGTTGCTGATCTGGTTCTGCTTGATTACAAGACCAAGAAAGTTTTTCTGCCCATTGATTTTGCCAACGTGACCACCACTGACTTTACCGCAAACCGCGTGTTTGCAAAGGGCGGCCAGGGCGCACCGAACCGTGTTGGCTTTGATGGCGAGCGTGCAGGCACCCTGAAGGTTGATACCCAGATCATGCCTGTTAAGCTGTTTGCCCTGCTGAGCGGCCAGGACATTGGCAAGGTTGCAAAGATTATGAAGCGCGAGGTACTGACCGCTACCACTGACGGCATTGAACTGAGTGAGACCCCGAAGGCCGGCACTGTGCAGGTTTTTGCTGTTTCTGACGACGCTGGCACTGAGATCAGCGATCTTACTACCACTGACAAGAAGGTTACTGGCGCTGGCCTGCAGGACGGCAAGAACTATATTGCCTACTACTTCTACGACAAGAACGATGGTGTTCAGACTGTCAAGTTTGATTCTGACACATTCCCGCGTGCCTTTGAAATCCACGGTATGATGCCGTTCAAGACCGAGGACGACGAGATTGTGCAGTGCGAGCTGGTTTACTACAAGGCTCAGCCGCAGGCAAGTTTCAGCCTGGCTTTCCAGAACACTGGTGATCCGACCACTGTTTCTATCACCTTTGACTGCATGGCCAACCAGGACGGCGACATTTACGACATGAACTTTATGGAGTGATCAACGCAAATCCCTACCTTATTATATAGGCTTGGATTGTGATGTTTGATCCGTGGGGGAGCGAAAAGCTCCTCCATTTTTAGAACACGAAAGGAGTAGCGTGCATGGAAGACAAGAATACTGGCGGTATTGCCGATGTGGAGATTAAACCTGTTGAAACTGCTGCCCCGCCTAAAGTGCCCCTGAAGCGCCAGGTGCGCCCACTGAAGGGCGTGGTTGTATACTACAGCAAGGAACGCGGCTACATGGGTTTTGAATGTGATGGGCACGGCTACCAGATGCCGGTAAAAGACGGCTATGCCGTTGGCGATGTGGTTAAGTTCAAGATTGCAGACGGGAAGATTGAGTTGTGCAAGTAAGCGGACGGAGCAAGTATAATGTGAGCCGTGACAAGAGCAAACGCACCTATGACGGGATTGTGTTTGACTCTGAACTTGAGATGAAATATTACCGGGATGTTGTGCTGCCGGGGGTTGCCAGCGGGGAGATTGTGGATTATCAGCTGCAGAGACCCTATGAGCTACAGCCAAAGTACCGCAAGGAACGTAGGGGAAGAATGGAGACGGTGCGAGCCATTAACTATGTGGCTGATTTTTGGTTGAAGTATAAAGACGGCACGACAGAGGTAATTGACACCAAGGGGTGCCCGGATACTGTGGCACTGATGAAACGGAAGATGTTTGATTACCTGTACCCGGACGAGCATTTGCGCTGGATTGTGTACCGTAAACGGCGTGGTGGGTGGATTGATTATGACACGCTGTAAGCTGGCCTGCCCCTGAAAGATGGGGCGGGCTTTTATTTTTTTTGTAAGGAGTTTTTTATGGAAATTAAGAAGAACATCCGTGTGGGCGACAGAATCCGATTTGTGGATTTTGTTTGCGACATGTGCGAGAAGGACGGCAAGCAGTATTACGCGCTGTTTGATTATGCTTGGCGCATTGCGGTGATTACCTTTTTTGCCCCGGAAGCGGAGCTGGACAAGATGGACACAGATGAGATGTGCGACTTTATTTACAGCCGACAGGGTATTGAAATTGTGGAAGACCCGGATATTGCGGTGATTACAGCGGGACTTTATGAGGCATGTGAAGCCGAGATGAAAGACCGGAAAGAAAAATACATAAAGGTATTTGATGCGATCAATCACCCGGACCCGCTTGATCGGATTGCAGACGCCTTTGCAGAAATTGCAGGGAATTTGAGCCAGCTGGGAGACCAGGAATTTTTGGCTGATCTGGTAAAGAAAGTGCGTGAAGGAGAGCAGCCCGCAAAGAAGCCACCCGTGAAGATTGAGGTTGTGAACGGCAAGGAGAGTTAAATGGCCAAGACGGTAAGCACACAGAAAGGGCTGGAACTGGAACTGCAGCGGCGAATTAACCTGGCACTGAATGGCGGGGCGAAAACGGCTGTGGAGAATTGTCTGAAGAAGCATATCCAGGAAGATGTACTGGATGTATACCAGCCAAAAGTATATGAGCGCCGCGGCCAGGGCGAAGGAGCATTGGAAGCCGACAGCAGCGTGGTGAGCAGCGTGAGAGAACATGTGCTTACGGTAAAGGATATTGGTGTGCCGAATGAATCAGCCGTTGGTGGGCAGTACAAAACCGGCACCAATACACCGCTTGCTGAGATGGTGGAGAAGGGCGATGTGAAAAACATTTGGGGGTCGCCACCTGATGCGGCCTATTTGCACCCGCGCCCGTTTGTGGCAAACACGGCAAAAGAAATCGCAGATGGGAACAGCGCCGTACATGGAGAGATTGTGAAAGCCATAAAAGAGCAGTTCCCTGATAACTAACGCGACGAGAGCTTCGGCTCTTGTCTTGAGCGGCTGATTTGAAAAGAATCGGCCTTTGAAGGCTTGAGCCGAACCGTAAGGGGGAAAGTATATGGCGGAAGATTTAAGTATTAAGGTAAAGGTTGAACCTGACGGCGGTGGTGTGCAGGGGAAACTGGATGAGATTGCGAAAAACAAAAAGTTTAATGTACAGATTGATCCTAAGAGCCTTGAAAAGCAGCTGACGAAAATTAGCAAGACGGTAGCCAGTACATTACAGAACAGCATGGAGAAAGTTAGAAAAGAAATGGATTCTTATGCTGAAAGCGCACAACAGGCTGCTATAGTCATTCGTCAAGCCCAGGAGCGTGAAAAGGCGGCACTGATCACAAATGTAAATCTGTTAGCCCAAAGTGCCCAAGAGCGAAAAAATGCTGTTGACGCAATCAATAAACAAACAAGCGCTCAAAAAAATCTAAATGATCAAACTCAGTTGACTTCAACACAAAAGGGTAAGATCGATAATTCAGCTATTATTAAAAACCTTAATCGTGAACGAGACGCTTATGTAGAATTAAGCACAGCCGTTTCTGATTTTAATAAAGTTATTTCTAGTAGTGAGGGTGTAAACAATAACACTGCAGCAAATAGCATAAAGTCATTAAAACCCGTTCAAAAAGATATTGCAGCAATCGTCACAGACATTTCTTTTAGCGCGGAATCTGAAGATGATATAAAAAATAGTGTATTGTCCGGGTTTAATGCTATTGAAGAGGGGCTAAATGAGGGTTCTGAGAAAGTAAAAACTGTCATTGACAATATCCAAAATAGCAGTAAATCTAGCATTAAAAGTATTTTAGATTTATATTCTGAAGTTATCAGTGCTGGTGACAATGGGTTACTTGCACAATATATAGCAAATGATGAAAATGCTACCAAGGAAGCTATTGCGGAAATTGTAACAAAATACGGTGAAATTGCAGAAGTGTCTACTCATGATGTAGAAACAACTACAGATAAAGCATTTGATAAAATCAGTGAAGCTTTTAATGGGTTGAAAGATAAACTTGCCGCTACAGCGAAAGAGGTTATTTCTGCTGACACTGAAGAAGCAACTAAAAAGGCTGCTGTAAAATATCTAGCTCTTTTTGCACAGATGGCAGATGTGATCGGGGCTTTACCTGACAATGTAAGGAAGAAAGCTATCGAAAATGTAGATTCTGTTACGGAAGACATCGGCAAAGAGATTGAGCAGAAAACCAAAGAGTTATCGCAAAAATATGATGAGGTAGCGGAGCAACCTGACAATAAAGTTAAGCTTAATGTTGATCTTGACGACGAACAGATCGATACCCGCGTAAAAGAAACCAGTTCGTATATTGTTGAGCAACTTAATGAAATGAAGAATGCTCAGCTGGAAATTACCGGAGCTAAGCAGGGAACTCTGGAAGCTGAAAAGGCTATCGTAAAAGCAACCCAAGATAGCATCAATGCCCTTAAAACTCTAGTTAAGCAAAAAGAGCAGATTGCGGATGAAATCTCAAAATTGAAATCTGAGGCAACCGGTATTACAAACGGTAAAGACAAGGCTGATGATGCGAAAACCTTGCTTGAAACGCTTTCGGCAATTAACCCAAGCAAGGTAAAAGATGTTTTGGATAAAGTTTCTGCGTTTGTTAATTCTGTGGTAGAGAGCAACCCGAAGCTTGAAACGACCAAAACAAAAGCTGCTGAATTTAATGCGGCCATTGAGAGCATCAATAAAACTTTGGCAATCTCGACGGCCTTTTTGACCAGCTTAACCAAGGAAGATAAAACGGCCAAAGGAAAGCGCGGCGGCAAAAAGACGCAGAAAGCGGATACTACCGAGGTTGATGAAGCTGTAAAGCTGCAGCAGTTGGTATTGAACGCAGAAAAAGCGGCGGACGCGGTTAAAAATGCTATCACCAATGCCAGTAATTCAATTAGCACCATTACGACCGAATTGAAAACAGCGGCTACCAGTGCAGACGGAGCAAAAGAAGCGACCCGCCCCATGATTGAGGCTGCAACTGCCCTAAACAATACTTTTAAGCAGTATAGTGAATCCCTGGCAGACATTAAAAATACTGCCGGCCTGATGAACGGGACTGCAGCCACAGCTAAGCGCGGGAAGAAAGTCGCCACTGAGACTGCCAGCATGGATGATGTGTCCGTCAGTGTTACAAAAGCGAATGAGGCCAGTACCCAGATCCACACGATATTTACCAAGTTTGCAAAGATTGGAGCTGCAACGGATGGGTTTGCTGAAAAGGCAGCGCAGATTATTGCGGCATCTGATGAAGTAAACGCTATTATTCTGGCTTATAAAACCGCTGGCGAGCGCACCGCGACTACAACGGCCGATGCGGCAAAACAACAGCAGAGTGCTGCACAGGAGCTTTCTGCCCAAATGGAAACTGTTGGTGCGACCCTGAATAATGCCGGCGAAAAGGTTGGCCGGGCTACCACCGCACTGAGCGAAGCTGCGCAGGCCAGCGGAACAATTGATGCTAGTGTAAAGACCCTTGTGAACGCCGGAAACCGATTGAAGCGGCTGTTTACCAGTTATGCTAACATTGCAGCAGGGTTACAGGAAAACCTGGACAAAGTGGCAGAGATTGATGGCAGCAAGAATGCAACAACTTACCGCAAGCTTGGAAACTTTATCAACAACATCGTTGATTTTTATAAGAAGTCCATTGGTGAGCTGGGTGCCATCAACAACGTTAAACTGCCGAAAGATGAAAACGGCAAGACGGTGACGCCGAAAGTTGATGCAGCAGTAGCAGAAGCCACTCAGCGATTTAAGGCAACACTGGATGAAGCATTGAGTCAGGCATTGGCTACGCTGAAAGATACCAGCGGCCTTGATGCAAAACTTGCCAAGGCACAGCAAAGTACAGTTGATGCTAAAAAGGCCAAGACTGACATTGTGAATGGCTTTGCGGAAATTACTGCCGTATTTAATAGCCTAACGAATGCAGCCAAGAGCATTACGGACAGCATGACGGACCTTGCCAAACTGAAAACCATGACCGACGAGGTAAACATGGACCAGTTTGCGGAGCTGATTAACAACTCTGTTGATGAGCAGATTAAGAAAATCTCCACTAAGATCCGCAAGGACGCGATGCTGCAGACTAGCCCCAACAACGACCGAGTGACATCGCTGGCAATGAAGACCGGCAATCTTGGTGCAATGATTAAGCAGATACCGGAAGGCACTGTAAAAGATAGTTATACCAAGCAATTTGCTGAACTGAATGATGACATTACTGCCTTTTATAATGGCAGCGAAAAAGCCGCAACAACATGGGCAGATATTGTTAGCCGGACCACCGAGATGGCGGAAGGTGTAAAGCAGGTCAATAAAGAGACCCAGGAAGCGGCCAAGGCAGCGGCACAAAGCGCAATTAAGAGTGCGCAAGACCTTGAACAGCGGCAGGCTCTTGCTACAGAATTACAGCAGCGATTTGATGCGTTGAATAACACGATCGCTAAGGGCAAAGAGATTGAAGGTAACGGTAAAGCTTTTAATGAGTTTCATAGTGCATTAGAGCAAATTGAAGTAGACGCAAAGCGTCTTGGTCCACAGTTAGAATCTGCACTGGATAAAAAGGATATAGTGTCATTAAAGGCTTTGACGGACTACGACAAAAACTTAACCGACATTGAGCAAAGAGTTGCTAAGGTAACTGACGGAGTGATTAGCACTACTTCAAAAGCTGTTAAATCCGTCGCTGACCAAAAAGAAAAGTTAAAAAATATCGACCCAACTGCTGCGATTAACAAAGCTCTGAATTTGAATGTTGACGGCGCAGAAAGTGCTAAGATTACACGCCTGCGGAAAGAATTTGAGGAGTCTAAGACTACAATAGCAGACGCCCGCAAAGCATATGAGGATGATTGGAGTTCCGATAATTTTGACAAGCTCGTAACCGCCATGAAAAATGGCCAGGATGCTGCTAACAAATTTACGACAGCAGTAAAGACGGCCAATGACACCATGGCTGATAATAGCGTTAGAAGTAATGAGCGCCAGTTTGAGCAGATTAAGGACTTTTTGGCAAACTACCAGACGATGCTAACGACCTTACAGCGGAGTGCTGGTAACAAAGGGTTCAAGGATAATGGTATTTACCAGCAAACTGAAAGCGCTCTTAAAAAGATGGTTGAAGAAGCCGAAAAGGTTAAATCTGCGGCTGACGTTCCAACTTTTATTGCTGCGATGGCCAAACAGTTTGAAAATGCCAAAACACCGATTGAAAGTGTTTCTGATGCGTTGAACGCTGTTAAAACAAAGATTGGCGAAACAAAGGCGGAAGCTGATAAGTTTAATGGCGCTCTTAAATCTCAGCGTGATGTGAACACTTATATTAAGAGTGTTTCTAATTCTTTGTATACAGCACAGAGGTATTTGTCTAATAACTCTAAAATTACAACTGATCCTGCGATATATGCACGGTATCTTGAGTATATTGAACGCTACCAGAAATTGCTGGAATCCGGGAAAATCACACAGCAAAACGGCCAGGAATATGCAAGCGAAGCATCCAAGGAATTTGCAGAACTGAAAAAAGCAGTACAGGATGCTGGCCTTGAAACTGACACGCTGGCGATGAAGTTCAAAAAGCTGTTTGAGACAAATATCAAGAGTCAGTTTGCCAGCCAGGTAATTAACATGGTTCAGCAAGGGTTACGACAGATTTACCAGAACGTGGTGAATATTGATTCTGCCATGACCGAGCTGAAAAAGGTTACAAACGAAACTGATAATACATACGATGCGTTTTTGGATGATGCCGGTACGCGAGCAAAGAACCTGGGCACTTCTATCAGCGATATTGTAACGGCCAGTGCTGATTTTGCACGGTTAGGTTACAATTTGAAAGATGCCAAAGAATTGGCTGACGCGGCCGTTCTGTACCAACATGTGGGGGATGGTATTTCTAGTGTCAATGACGCTAGTGAATCTATCATTTCCACAATGAAAGCGTTTGGCGTTGAAGCAAAAGATGTAACCAGCATTGTTGATAAATTTAATGAGGTGGGTAATAATTATGCTATCTCCTCGGCTGGAGTTGGCAGTGCGCTACAGCGCTCGGCATCCGCCTTGCATACCGCAGGAAACACGTTGGATCAGAGTATTGGTATGATTGTGGCTGCCAATGATGTTGCGCAGGACCCGGAGTCGGTAGGTAACGCGCTAAAAGTATTGTCACTGCGCATCCGTGGCGCAAAGACCGATCTTGAACAGATGGGCGAAAGCACGGACGACGTTGCGGTGAGCACCTCCAAGCTGCGAGAACAGATTAAGGCATTGACCAATGTTGACGGCAAAGGTGGATTTGATATCCTGACCAAGAGTGGAGACTTTAAGTCAACCTATGAAATCATGGAAGGCATTGCCAACGTCTGGAAAGAAATGAACGACGTTGACAAAGCATCCCTGTTGGAACAGGTTGCTGGCAAGAACCGCGCTAACGTTGTTTCCGGTATGCTGGACAACTGGAAGGACGCACAGAATGCCGCCAAGACTGCCGCTGAATCTGCCGGCAGCGCCACAAAAGAAAACGAGACTTACCTTGATAGCATCAATGGTAAAATCTCGCAGTTCACAGCAGCATTTGAGAAACTTTCCAAGGATGTGCTGGATAGCGATCTGATAAAATTCTTTATTGAATTAGCAACACATATTGCCAATCTTGCTGATGAAGCTGTGAAGCTTGTTGATAATATTGAACTAATACCAACTGCAATAGGTGGTATTGGCGCAGCGCTTGGAGTATCACTTATTAAAAACAAAGGCACCAGTGGTAAATTGTATGCCCGTTTACACAAGGGGAATAGTTGTGTAGGATGCAGGTGCCAAATAATTAAATACCCAAATTGCTGGGAAAGGCTAAGAGCCGCATAGCCATAGTGAGCCGGTAATGGAACACGATGGAGCCGAAAGGCAGAAACAAGTATGCGGATGCGGTATGCTGAGAGAAAAACCGCCCCTGCGGGGTGGTGCTAACCCGCGTAAACAATGCTTAATCAGCAGCCGAAACACCGCGTGCAGGAATGTACGCAGAAGAAGATGTGTGAACTTTGGTGTTTTGGTTCATCGACTGTATGGGTAGCCCTATTCCATGGTGAAAACCAGACGGGAAGAAAGACAGTCAGAACATTACGGGAAAGCCGTAAGAAGGTTATAAATAAAAACAAGCCCTGACCTTTAATGGCCGGGGCTTTTAGTATTTTTAAGAGGTAATTTTTTATGAAACCAAATGATTTATTGAGACAGTGCCAAAAAGAGTTGTTGTTTAACCGTACATATGACGTAAAACAAGACGAGTTGTGCTATTGCTGTGATGACGGGAAAGAAAAACACATAATTTTAATTGATTGTAGCGACATAGCTTATAAGGACATGGATTACAATTCTGAAAAGAAAGTTTTAGATGCGTTTATTCAGAGCTGTTGTTGCAAGTGCGAGGGAAAGAATTGTACTGACCACAAAGAGGACAATCATATGAGTAAATAAGCTCACAGGTGTCTGGGTCTATGTCCTCTTTTACAGGAACACTATCTTTATCGACGCTTGGCATCGTAAACAATTGATAAGTCCCTGTTGATGCATAGCGATTTCTTGATGGAAGATACCAACGAATCGTCTGCCCGCAATAAGTACAAATATGTGTTCCTTGTATGTTTGACATTATAAAACACCTCCTAATGGAGATAATAGGAAATTAAGGAAATTTTTATGGCATTTATGGAAGGTATTTTGAAGCCTTGCCAGCGCAAAGTTTTGTTTGAACGAGAGTACAGTTCTGAGCAAGACGCAATGATTTATAAGTGCGAATATGTTATGCGGGCAGTAGCAATCAACTGCAAAAGCTTGACGGCAAACCAAGCGGAGCAGATGGACAAGTTTGCGATGATGGGAATTTATAACGGCGGCTGTTTTAATTGCCCCAAAAATCAAGGAACGGAGGGATGATTATGGGTGCTACATATAAACCGAACGTTAATCTAAACAATCGCAAAAGTACCAGAGAGATGTTTATGCCAAGTAGCCAATCTACATATAAGGAAGAGGATTTTATGACAATTCAGATTACGGGCAACGCCAAAGAGCTTGCGGCGCTAATTAAAGAATTACAGGGGCAGGAAAACGCCAATAACAACACACAGGATGTTGAACAGTTTTTTGAAGAACTAAAGGAAGGCTTATCGTCAATCTTCAAAATTTAAGACGGAGGGTTACAACGGCTACATGGCGTGTAGTATTTTCGTGCTTCTGATAGATCCATAGCCATACTGCTTTTACGAAGATAGGAACAATCTGCACGATGATATTTAGAGCCTGTTTTGGTAACATAGACTGTGTAACTATCGGTAATCACAGATGCTGAATTTGTTGTTTCAGAAGAAGTGGGAGTAGAGTAAGATTGAACCGATGATTGACCAGCAGAGTAACCGCTGTTGTATCCGTCTTTTTTGCCAGCCTCATATCCTTCGTTATATGATTCTTTGCTGGCTTCTTCCTTGCCGTGTTGTTCTCCAATGGAATAGCCTTGATTATATCCTGCCGTTTTCCCGTCTTCGTATGCGGAAGTATAGGCTTTCTTTTTACCGGCACTATAACCAGCATCATAGCCGTCTGACTTGCCTTTATCATAACCATAGGAGTTACCGGCGTCATAACCGTTCTGATGTCCTATGTCGTATCCTTCGGAGTAGCCTTGATCGTACCCCGATTGAATTAGAATAGGCTTTTGGTTATCATACCAACCAAAGAAACAAAGAGCGGCGATAGCAAGCGTTGTAATATTTATAAGAACAGCAGGAATGGCAGAACGGATAGTAGGTAGCCTATGTTTTTGAGGTGCAGGAGATTCTGTATTTTGAGTCTGAAGCTCCTGTAGATTTTCGTCAGGTGTCATGATTTATTCCTTTTATGAGGTGAGCTTTATGGACGGTGGAGATTTCGCTTTAGCTATTTTATGTTTCTTTGCGACCATAGGAATGTCGTATATGTTAATGTCTGTTATAGTTCGGTAATACCGGTTTAATGTTGTATTAACTACACACCTATGCTATTATATAATTATTCCAACAATCAATAAGGAGTGGTTGTATAATGACTGAGCTTGAAAAGAAACAAGAAGAGATCCGCCGCCAGCAATTCACTTATGTTCCTAAGAATAAAGGAACACGAAAAGAGGATATCCAGAAGTCGTCAAAACCAAAAAATGATAAGGGGTGATGCTAATTGACAGCAACGGATATAATTAGTTATATTGAAGCCGTGCCTTTGGTACTTAAATACATTGCGCCAGGGTTTATATTTTTATGGATTTATACGCGATTGCATGACAAAAAACTACCAGAACATTATATTATGTGTTCTGTTGTAGTTAGCTTTATTCTTGTTCTTTGTGTTAATAATGTGGTATGGGATTTTGTAATTGCAGTTGTAGCAGCTCTTATTGTGTATGTCTTGAGCCGTACCACCTGGGTAAAAAATCTTTTCAAAAAAACGATATCCTTTTCGCCCAGTAAAACTGTTTTTTACGATGTGATAGGCTACGAAAAGGGCACCTATATTTACGTTAAAACTGATAAATGGATTGTCAGCGGTATATATATTGGAATTGATAAAGATGCCATGGGAGTAATTGTAAAGGATTACAAGCTCTATAATGCGACAGGAGACGAGTTTGACACGCCGGAATGCAGTATAGCCACTGTGCCGTTGAACAGAATTGAATATACGAGCTTGACTTACCCTGAAGATTCTAAGGTAAAGAAATCTTGGTTTGATAATTGATAAGGTGTGTAAAGAACTCAACAGTGGCTATGCTGTTGGTTTTTTCTTATAGTTCGCCTTATCCTCAGAACCTCGTCTTACACTTCACGCACACGCGGTTGACATTGTTGGATGTTAATATACAGGCCAGTCTTTCCCGATTATGCCAATTACAACAAATCCTGTAGTTTCACCATACAAGGTTCCTTCTTCGTATTCGTCATAACCATAATAAGTTCTGCCATAACCAGTTTGATTGTTGTATGTTTGCCCACCGAGGCGAACGGGATATTCAAACGGGATTTTATCTCCAGCGTTTATTGGTTTAGTTATGACTTTATATAATTCTTTGTATAGGGCAGACATTCTGGTTTTTTGATCTGACATGGCAATTTTTTTAACACGACTTTCTGGAGAACATCCTTCCTGTTTTAAGTCGGTCATTGTCATGCCGGAATCAATATATTGTATACCATAATGATATTTTGCTATAACTAATAGGAAGGCTCTTGGGTACATAAATTCTGGGATTGTTAAAAAACTTTTATCGGAATCATAAAATTTGCTCATAATAGGTGTTGTTCTAGTATCTTTATATAACAAAACTTGCATCGAATTTTCTTCTGTTACATCATTGATAGAATTAAGAACTCGGCATGTGCTTGCTTGTGTTTCTAGATCAGAAATTTTTTCATCTGCTTTAGATTTTTCCTTTTCCAGTTCTTTGATCTGCCGCTCATATTCTTTGCTTTGAGCTTCCAGCTCTGCAATGCGGGCGTCAATCTCTTGCAGCTCTTTTTCTGTCATGGCTTACTCCTATCCTACACCGCGCTGCGCAGCATTACCATTCATATCCACAGCTGTTACAATGCCAAGTCTTTTTAACTTTCTGGCTAAAGATACCGAATAGGCCCACGGACACGGCCTTTGCACCCACAGACACTTTGCGCAGGTCGGTACTGCCGCAAGTGGGGCATTTGGGAGTATGCGGATTTCCAAAATTAGCCATATCCTCTTTAGCTTTATTTTCAACTTCCTCACGATATTTTAGCATATGGTTATAAGCTATTTTGCTAAAGTGTTCACTAGGATAAACATATTTTTCACGAAGGGCTTCTTCTGTTTCAAGCGCATTTTGAGAATTTACCGAACGACCAACGGCTAAACAATCATCATATGTCATTACAATAGGGTCTTCGTAGTCGCAACACTCACAGATTGGAAATTTAGGCTGTTCAAGATAAAAATTGACATAGCCGCAATGAGGGCAAATTGTGTATCTCCAGTCAGCTGTGACACTCATATTTCCACTCTCCTTAAACAGTAATTATAACCTTATAATGATTATATCACACAATAATTATCTATACAACAAAAGATACAAGAATTGTTTAAGAAGACCACCGGATTTATGGACAATGACCAAGTTGCCACAGATACAGCAGCACTTCAAAGCTATATTGATCGTGTTAAAGCTCTTTCAAAAGAGATGGATACGGCTGCCACAAGAAATAAAATTCTCGATTCTGCCCTCAAAGATTCTAGCCAAGTAGCTAAGGATGTTGCGCGGAACACCAACAACTTGGATGACGTGATGAAGGTTTATGCGGCCAGCACACGGACGGCTACCAGCGTGACAGCGGCGTTGGGGGCAACGTTAAAGAGTATTGGTTGGAATATTGCAATAGCGGCTGTAGCGGCGGTTGTTGGTGTTGCTGTGAAACTTGCAGATGAATACTTGTTTCACCCTTATGAGCATGCCCGCGACAAAGCCGCCGAAATGAGCCAGGCCCATGAAGAAGCCACGCAGAAAGTTGAAGAGCTGACTAAGCAGATTGAAGAACTTAAGGCTAAGATGGATGAGTGCCGGAGCACTACTACTGGTGATATTGTAGATAAACAAAGTTTCAGTTATTTAGTGCGGCAAAAGCAATATCTTGAAACCAACCTTGAGCTTGCAAAACAGCTGGCTGAAAAAACTGCTCGTGATGCCCGTGAAGCGGTGTATGATCAACAAGACAAGTCTTCGGGAAAAGTTATTCCTAGTATTCAGGCAACATATGAAGGCGATCAGCATGAACGGTTGCAGCAAGTTATAGCTGATTATAAAAAAACGGACTTAGCCATAAAACATCTTGATGAAGATCTTGCTAATAAAAAAATACCTCAGGAAATATACGATGCACGAATTGCCGGATTTCATAAGCTTCAGGAAGACTTGCGTAATTACATTAAAGAAATGGGCGACGATTTTAATACCGAGATGAATACGTTGCTCAATAACGCCCCAAATGAGTTTAGCTCAGATGACGACAAGAGCAAATACCAAGAACGTATTAAAAATTTGTCGGATGACCAGCAAGCCTTCTTGAATTTCTGGAATCTATACATTAACAATATTCCTCTCATTACCCAGGCTACCAACGACTTTACTCAGTCTGTTGCTGATGGCGAGGATAGTGTTAAGGCGCTGAACGATGCTATCAATGGTGGGCAAGCGATTAAAGAAGGCAGTGATGCTTATAAAGAAGCTGCCGACTTGGCAGATAAATATGGTGTTAGTACTGAAGGACTTATTGCCCAGTTGCAAGCATTACATGAAGAGCAGAGTAAGGGTAATGGTAGCGATGATGACTGGCAGTTTGATGCAGCCGGTGATTTACAGAATTTCTTCTCTAACTTTACTGATAGTACCAGTAACTGTTACAAACAAACCAAAGCTCTTGAATCCGCTTTTAAGGATATGGGCGAGCAAGGATATCTAAGCAGTGAATCCTTACAGGCATTGTTGGCGGTTTATCCTGAGCTGATCAACGACATGGAAGTTGAGAATGGTGTTGTAAGTATCAGCCAGAGTATTTTGGAAGGTAAATTTGGCACGATGAAGAGCGCCATGATTGCTCAAACGCAAAGCCAGATTGATTCTACAAAAGCAACTATTCAGCAGACAAATGATCGTATTAAATGGTACCAAAGAGAAATTGAAATTCTTACAACTTTGTATGGCGCGATTGGTTCTATGCCTTCGGCTAGTTCTGTACTTAGCAGCGACTATCTCAGTCAAAAATTAACCTTTAATCCAAATTTAGGCTTCGGAAATAGTTTGCAACTTCCTGATGTTGAACAAGCAGCGGGTAAACTTGCTGCTCTTAATTCAAATCTAGAAAAAGAGAAAGCCAAAGCTAAAGATGCTCAGAAACAGCTTGAAGATCTTGAAAAGAGTTTGGCCGTAATGAATGGCTATGGTCTTAGCGGCTTTAACGGTGCCAAGCCTAAATCCGGCAAGAGCAGTAACAAAGGTGCCACAGATGCCCAAAGTGCGGCGATTGACGCATTGGACAAGAAGGCCCAGGCGCTGAAAGAAACCTATGAAGCACAGAAAAAGGTGTTGGAAGACCAGAAAGAGGCCATTGAAAAGGTTATTAAGGAACTGGAAAAAGAGCAGACGGTTCTGGATGGCATTATTAAGACTGTAACCAACCGCATTGACAAAGAAATTGACCGGCTGGAACACCAGTGGGATGACCTGAAAGAGAAGCTGGAGAAGGACAAAGACAACCTGGATTCCGCCATCAATGGTGCCAACTGGGTAATTGAGCAGCGGGTCAAAGAACTGGAAAAAGCCAATGACGAATTGGAGGACAGTTACCAACCGCGGATTGATGCGCTGCAGGATGAGATTGATAAGCTGAACGAGGCCAATGATGCACAGGAAGAGGCTATTAGCCTGGCACAGAAGAAAGCTGCGCTGGATGCTGCATTGGCCGCCAAGAATGTGCGCGTGTACCGTGAGGGCAAGGGCTTTGTTTGGGAAGCCGACGAAAGTGCTGTTAAGAGCGCCGAAGAAGATTACAATGATGCCTTGCGAGACAAAGAGCACAATGACGCCATTGATAAGCTGACCAAGGAAAAAGAAGCCCTGGAAAAAGAGCTGGAGGACAAAAAGCAGGCCAACCAGGACAAGATTGACGCTTACAACGATTACAAAGAAAAGCTTGATGATGCCCAGAATGCTTATACCAATGCCAAAAACCTTGAGATTTTGCGCAAGCTGTACGGCGACAATGCCGATCAGATGATCTTAAACATGGACCAGAGCATGATTGATAAAATCACCTCTGATTACACGGAAAACATGCGCCAGACGGACTATGTGGAAGATCAGATTGAGCAGAACAAGAAGCTGATTGACCAGCTGGAAGAGTATAAGAGCAAATGGGAAGAGGTTGCGGATGCTTACGAAACCGAGCAGAACCGAATCAATACCGTAGCGCGGCTTGGGGCTGACTGGGAAGAAAAAATCCTGGGCCAGCGCATGGATGTGCTGACGGACTTTAAGAACCACTATGTTGATGTTTTGAAGCAGATTAAGGATAAGACCAAAGAGGTTGAAGACCTTGAGTTGCAAATTAAGGTAGTGGAAAAGAAGTACAACGAAGATAATGCTGAGATTGAAAAGCAGAAGAAAGAGCTGCAATGGGAGAAAAACGAGATCACTCGCGCTAACCATGCAACCGGCATTATGAACGTTGCGGCCTTTGAACGTGCGCGTGTTGATGAGGCTGGGCCTGAGATTGTTGTACGGCAGCCGGAAGCCGGACGCTATACCAGCCTGGAGGTTGGGGACGGCGTTGTGCCGGGAAACCTGACCCGCCGGCTGTTTAGCGCGGCAATTAACCCGGAAGCTTTTGTGGAGAGTGCTATTTTGAAGCGGATGGAGAATGTGAACGCTGAGTTGGCCAGTGCTGGCAGCAGCGGCGTACACATTGGCGACATTAACATTGTGATGAACGGTGTGAATGACGTTGAAAATTTTGGCCGCATTTTGCACCAGAACATTGGCTCCATTATGGCGCAGGAGTTCAGCAAGCGGTAATTACAAACAGGACAGAGGGAAACCAACCGAGAGGAATCAGCGGTTAGGTCCCTTATATAACTAAGTCAATTTACACCGGGTAACAGATTGTTGTTGTCCGGCTTTTTGTATGGTATAATGACCCTATTATAATAAAGTAGGAAGTGTTGTACCGATGGCAAAGACTGAGAGCCAAAACAAGCCGAACACGGAGTTTACTTTTAACCCGGAAGCCAAGAACAATAAAAATAGCTCCTCTTGGAAAAAAGCAGAGGACAAAAAGGAAAATAAGTGATGGAAATAACACAATACTTAAACGAGCTAGTTGCCATGATTCCTGCTATTTTGCAGTATGTGGTGCCTGGTTTATTGATGTTATGGATTTATAACAGGCTGCTTGACAAACAGTTGCCTCAACATTACCTGGTTTATTCTGTGGTAATTAGTTTTCTGCTTATGCAGGTGGTGCCAACCAAGAAGTTACAGTATGTCATGGCTTGCGTTATTGCTGCCGTTCTTTCTGTTATGCGCAGGAACGTAAAAATTAAGCAGGTGTTGCATAAGCTGTTCAAATGGTCCCCAAGCGATAGCGTGTGGGAAGATGTTATTGACTACAAACGTGGAACCAATATGGTAGTCTATACAGACTGCGAGAACGATTTCAGTGGTTCTTATGTTGGAATGGATGATAAAAAGAACGTATTACTTTTATCTGGATATGATGTTTTAGATAAAGAGGGTAATGTTCTTACAACAATGGATGACCGAATTGTTATGATTCCCAGAGGAAAAATTAAATACGTTGAGCTTTGTTATGATGAAAAATCAG